CACCACTGATATTTTAATCCACTTCGGTTTCATTCAACAGTTCGGCACGCGCAATCAGTTTCCATACCCGTTGCTGATCTCTGGGTCTGCATCAGATACGGCGATCTCTTTTCAGACAAACAACTTCGCTCATTCATGCCTGCCAGACCCCGCGCTAAATGCCGCGCATCTTCGTTGGGTTGATGGAACGTGGCAGAGCTTCTCCAACTATGGCGCAGTGGTTAATTCTGGAAGGACTCAGGCCAGAAACTCGACTGGCAACGTCATATGGCCGCAGCGAAACCCGACCACTGATTCAGGCGAAGCTGCAGCGAACTTGTCGGCGGGTAACGAGGACGCAGTGTTTGAGGCATTCACGACGGGCGTAGCGCCATACGTAACCTCTTCGCTTATAGGTGCTTACAGCATGTTCCCGGCCACGCTGTTCAACGCTTCGGCGATTGTGGGAAGGGTGGACGGATTATTCGCAACCTTCGGGCTTGGACTCGTTCCAGGCGATACACTGACTGATGCCTCTTCACAGATCCACGACGTTTTCGCGAACACTTGGCGAACAGAGCCGCTGGACTTTTTCGCGATTCGCAGGGAGTAGCCAATGTCAATTTCCCGCCTAACAAATGTCACGAACTTTGATGCGCTACTCGGAGAGATTCGCACCTTCATCAACGCAACCGGCGACTGGACGATTCACGAGAATCTTCGCTCACCGTCCACTGGCGCAGCAGCAGGCGGCAGAGAGCTCATCGCCTCGAATGGCGACGTTCTCGCAGGACTGCGTTCAACGACCACAGGTGTTGGCGCTGATCGTTTGTACCTTTTCGATGGCGTTCCGGCTTATGCGTCGTCCGACATAGACGAGATGAATGGTAACTCTGGCATCCGGGCCGATGCCGACATAATAGCTGCAGGAGATCCGACTGCGCGCTGCTTCAACCCGCAGTTCACTGGGCCGTTCCCGACCGCTACGCTGTTCAGCGACGATCCGAGTACATACTGTCACGTTGTCGTCGAAGTCGTAGCGGGACGCTTTCGACATCTCCTGTTCGGAAACCTGATCAAGTTCGGCACATGGACTGGGGGCGCATATTATTCGATGATGCGCTGGAACCAGTCAGCGGCGTTCGTGGACAGGCCAGGCAACAACAACCACACCACGCCGTTCGATTCATCGCAGCTCGGTCAAGGCGGCACATCGGTCCATTGGACGCTGCACTTCGTAGACGGTGCCGTGAGCTGGCGCTGCCCGGCTGAGGCCACCCTCAACTCCATTGTTCGATTAGGGTGTAGGGGCTCGGCTCGAGGCGGTTTCGGCCACGCCTTCACGAACATCGCAGAGACCCCATACTCTGCTTTGATCGCGTTGATGCCAGTCACAGTGTGGCCGGTAACGATCGCCGACACGCCGCCCACGCAGCGCTGCGCGGGCCAGGTTCCCGACATCGCCACGGTCAATATGCGGAACCTCATCCCGGGGGAGTCTTACTTTATCGGGGCCGATGAGTGGGTCGTCTTCCCGACCGCGCGCAAGTCCAGCCCAGCACTGCAGGACGACACAGAGAACTCCGGCGACTACGGCATCGCTTATCGAGTCATTCCTTAGTGCCGAACTACGCCGCATTCGTGCTGCCGCTGCCGATTATGTACGAGCAGCCAATCACGTCTTCCCTCGACGATGGGCTGAACCGGCCCGAAGCGTATGAGATCGCTTTCGCCCCTCAAGGCTTCCACGTGCTCACGGCGACTGCTGGCACGCGGGCGGCGACGCCGAGACTGGTGAGGGCGAATGATTGTTTCGTGTTCCCTGAATGGTCGTCTAATCTTTTCAACCACATCATCGTCAGACCATCTCGTCTCGCTCTCGGCAACGTCCTCACCGACCAGACCCGCACCGTGGAGGTGGCGAATCTGTGGCTCACCACGAGATCGTGGTCAAGTCTCCTGACGAGCATCACCGGACTCACGTTCAACAATGCGCCCACGTTCCCGCTGGACATTTTGCCGTTCGGGAGCTTCTTGCTCGAGATTGGGATAAGTGCTGACGGCCCGTCGACAATAATCGGATCAATCACGATCATCACCGACTCAGAGACAATCGTTGTCCCTGTTTCGGGACGGCGCGTTATCGTCTTCCACTTCAAGCCACTCTCCCCAGTGCTGGAACGATTGGAGTGGTCGACCGATATGTTGCGAGCAGAGGACGGCACAGAGCAGCGAATCGCGCTGCGTCCCGCTCCGCGCCAATCCTTCACCTATCGCGTCCTGCCAATTGCAGCTCGGTCGCGCCGCAGGGTTGATGCGCTTCTGTTTGATTGGTTGGACAAGATATTCGCGTTTCCAATCTGGCACGAGGCATTGACACTCACCACGCCGGTGATCGCTGGCGACTTGGGCGTGACCATAGACACAACGACCAGCGACTACCGGGTTGGCTCGTCGTGCATGCTGTTCAATGATGAAGAGTCCTTCGAGGTGCTGCAGGTCGACGCCATCACACCGACCGCATTGACGTTCGCATCGGCAGCGACTCGTTCATATGAAGCGGGCGCAGCGTATGTCATGCCCGTCCGCACAAGCTACATGCGAACAGTGCCGAGCGCGAGGCGGGTGTTTGAGAAAGTGACGGAGTACCGGATAGAGTTCCAAGTGATTGACAACGTCGATCTATCCGACACCACAGGCGCTTCGACTTACGCGGGCCGTGTGCTGCTGGACGACTGCAATTTTATTGAAACTGGAAACGAGAATCGATGGTCGCGAGACGTAATTGTGTTGGACGCTGAAACCGGATTGGTGTTTCAGCAATCGCTGCAGGACCGCAGCAAGTTCTACACGAAGAAGATCTGGAAGGAGTTCAGCCGCGAGGACCTTTGGCGTGTAAGGAGGTTGGTGCATTCTTTTGTTGGTAATCAGAAATCGTTCTGGCTGCCTTCGTTCTCCAAAGACATGCAGCTCTCCGCTACGATTGGTCCGAATGCGCTGACGCTGCGAGTCGAGGAAACCGGCATAACATCCTTTATCGGCCTCCGGTTCCCATTCGCAGATATCCGCCTCGTGAGAACCAACGGCGAGGCGATCATCCGCAGGGTCATCGGCGTAGAGGCGGACAGCGATGACGATGTGTTGACGATCAGCGAGACCTTCGACGCGATCAACCCGATCACAGCCGCAGAGGTCGCGAGAATCGAATGGGTGCGGCTCGTTCGTATGTCCAATGACTCGGTAGAGATCACTCATGAGCCGAAGAACAGGGCCGTGATAGAGATGGACGTTGTGACGACGAAGGACCAATAACGATGCCATTCCAGACCGAAGAGACGAGCGTCGAGGATTCTTCCCCGGTCGAACTCTATGCGTTCACGTACCCGGGCGAGAATTTCTACTACACCTCCGGCCCGCTTCCCGTCACGTATGACTCCCGCGACTACATACCAGTGCCAGGTCTCTCTCGATCCGCGATCACCGATGTGGGCGAGATCAACAAGTCGGCGCTGTCTCTTACTGCGCCCGATACGTTTGACGTGGCGCGGTTGTTTGAAGTCGCTCCGCCATCGGACGTTGTGGAGCTGGTCGTGCGTCGGCTGCACCGTGGCGATGCGGCGGACGCTAGAATAATATGGCTCGGCCGAGTGCTCAACGTCTCATGGCAGAGCGGATACTCGAAGATCATGTGCGAGTCCCTATACACGAGGCTCCGCTCCCCAGGGCTTCGTCGAATTTACTCGCGCAACTGCCCGCATGTTCTTTATGGCGCGGAGTGCGGCGCGTCCCAGATAGCCTTCGCTAGCGTCGTCGTCATGGACACCGTGCCGTCATCCCCCTACGAGCTTTCAGCAACCGGCTTCGGCACATTACCGGCAGGCTCGCTGGCGGGCGGAAAACTGATCTGGGAGCCCGGGGGCGGCATCATCGAACGGCGCGGCATCCGTCGCCACAACGGCACAACGATCACGCTCACCCATCCCATCCCCGGTATCCTCTCCACGTCCACCGTCACCGTCTACCCGGGTTGCGATCGGACGCGGACTATATGCGAGAGCCGGTTCAGTAACCTCGTGAACTTTGGAGGGTTCCCGTACATCCCGCGCAAGAATCCCTTTGGTCAGAGTTCGGTGTTCTAAATGATTTGGCCGCAGATAATTGGCTACTTCGTCACGCTGGCGCTGTCGATCGCGCTCGCCCCAAAGCCGCGCGCACCGAAGGCCGCGGCGCTAGAGGACTTCGCATTCCCGACAGCTGAGGAAGGCAGAGAGATCCCAGTCGTGTTCGGAGAGATCGATATAACCGGGCCGAACATAGTTTGGTACGGGGATTTGGCTGTCGGACGTATCCGCAAGCGGAGCGGCTTCTCGAGAGTCACAGTCGGTTATCGCTACTCGATCGGTTTCCATGCCGCGCTGTGCCACGGCCCGGTAAACGCTATTGCGCGGATCGCGTGGGACGACAAAGAGGTCTGGGCCGGGAGCATCACGTCCAACGCCGTCGCCTCTGTGAACTCGCCGTCCTTGTACGGTGGGGAGGGGCGGGGCGGTGGCGTCATTGGTGACTTCGATATCGAGATGGGCGGGGCAGCACAGACCGCCAACGCATACCTAACGGCGAGCATCGGCGAAACGCCGCCAGCGTATCGAGGCGTGTGCGCGGCGGTCTGGAAGGGCGGGTACATAGGGGATTCAGAATCAATCCGCCCGGTATCCTTCCGCGTCCAACGCACCACGGCGGGATGGTCGGGATCGGCCTGGTACACCGCAGCAGCGGCTGTTGGGACGGCGATGAACCCAGCGCACATCATCTACCAATGCCTCACCGATCCCCGGTGGGGTATGGGCGTATCGACCGCGTTCATCAATGACACGGTTTTTAGGAACGTCGCCGACGATCTATTTGACGAGGGGTTTGGGCTGCACTTGATCTGGAATCAATCCACGTCAATCGAGGACTTCATCCGCCAGATCCTCGAGCACATCGACGGCGGCCTGAGCTTTAACCTTGCGCTGGGCCTGTATGAATTGACCTTGTTCCGTGCTGACTATGATCCCGATTCGCTGCTGGTATTCGACGCGAGCAACATCCTCGCCTTTTCCAAGTTCGAGAAACAGGGCTGGGGCGAGACGGTAAACGAGGTCACGCTCACGTACACGGACCCCGCGACGCTTAAGGCCACATCGATCACTGCGCAGGACCTAGGCAACATCGATGCGCAAGGCTCACGCCTGCCCGCGCTCGTGTCGCTTCCCGGCATCCGCGACCATGCCATCGCACAGCTCGTGCTCGCTCGCGAGGTCGCTTCTCGATCGACGCCATTGACGCGGGTTAAATTCACAGTCAACCGCAGCGCTTGGGCGCTGGGCTTCGGTTCGCTGTTCCGCTTGAACCGGCCCGAGCGGCAATGCGTTGAGCGCGTCTTCCGGGTGCTGAATATCGATCGCGGGACACTGCAAGATAACTCGATCACTGTCGATGCGATCGAGGACATATACCAGAACGAACTCGGCGTGGGCATCGGTTCACAAGCGCCGAGCGTCGCCCCAGTCGGCCCCTCGACCAGCGAGGACGCGATCGACGCGGGAGCGAATGTGGTCTCCGCCACAGTGACCGCTCCGCCCGGCGTGCCGGTCGACGGCGACACGTACTACGTACCGCCCGGGGGCACCGGGGAC